CGTCAGCTTCCTTTTTAGAAGCAAGGTTGCCGAGTGAGTCGAGCATGATGATAACCTTGTCACCGCGCTTGATTTCTTCAAGTTGTTGAACGATGTCGAACTTGAGTTCTTCCATGTTAAGAACAGGAGTGTGAATTACACGTGAAGTATCAATACCAAGTGACGCGAAATACTTCTTACCAGCACCAAACTCAGAGTCATAGAACAGACATACAGCATCTGGATACTTTTCTAGATACGCCTTAACAGCAATCAAACAAAACAGTGTCTTGAAGTGCTTGCTTGGTCCACACCACAGAGTCAGACCTGGTGACAAACCACCATCTAAACTTGCTGAGTGAGCAACATTCAACATAGGGATTGGAAGTTGAACCATATCCTTCTTGTTGAAGAACTCCGAATCAGAAAGAATATCAGCGATCTTAATTGTTGATTTCTTTAGTAGTCGTTCCTTCAAACTCATTTCTTTTTCTCCAGTTCGTCAATTTCTGCAATGAATTGGTCGATCCGTTCTTTACGATTGGGCCAAACAATTGTGTCTTTTTCAGGGGATTTCGATAGATTATTCAGCAGTGGAAGGATCATTCCTTTAAGCTGAAAGAATTTGTTCTCCCAGCTCTCACTAGCCTTTGTTTTTGCTTGCTTTTTTGGCTTGATTTCTTCTGGTTTCGGATCAGGCTGACTGTCAGTAAATCCGAAATCATAGTCAGGTATCTGCATTACATCCAATCCTTTATTGGTCGTATTCTCCAGCCTACTTTCTTGACGATAAAGTTCTTAGAAACACCGAAGCGTTCCATCACCCACCGAGGAGAAAATCCGAGCTCTAACGCCGCGCGGACCATTCTCTTCAGTATATCGTCGTAGCTAGTCATCAAAGAAACTTTCTAGTGTGTTAACATATTCAGTCTTCCACCCAATAGTTCCAGTGATAATCTTCAGTGGGTCCAGGAAGGATTTGTCAAATTGCAAGTCATAATCTATATATTGGTCGATTCCAAGAGCTTTTGGAAGGCTGTGAACAACTGAGATGATGTTCTCTTTTACTGGGTTTGGTAGCTTCAGATAACAGAACTTGATCTTCTCACCTTCCATTACTGGAGGATAACGCTTGTCAAGACCACGAGTCTTAAGTAGATGGTTGTAAACAAGAGCACCACGCACGTGAATTGGAGTTCCAGAAGCATAGATGTTCGAAGCACTTGAGAATTTCGCAAGATTATTACACCCACGAGGGAAAGCAATATCTTCGAATGGAAGTGTTCTAAACTCTTCTCGGAACTTTGAGATAAATTCCATCAATGTTTCTTCATCACCGTTCATGATAATGTTGAGAGCTTGCTTGATCTTGTTTCGGCAAGCAGATGGAGTTGATGACTTAACTGCTTCAATACCCATCATCTTCAATTCAGGAGACTTGTAACGAACACCTTCGTTGTCCCACACGTTCAGAATGTAACGCTTCTTCGCAGTCCAGATACCCTTGTCAGCAATAGACTCACGCTTCATTTCCAAGAAGTTGGTGTAAGAATTTGTAATTTGAGCAAACTGAACAAAAAGTTTGTCAATATGTGGACCAAGTTTTTCTTTACATACAGTATCAACAAAATTAATCTTATCTTCCATAGATCTATTCTTCATGTACATATTGACAAAAGATCCTAGTTTCAGATAGTTTGAGTCAGTATCTACTGCAATTACATAATCAGCCTTGGTCTTAAGAAGGTAATTCAAGTATCTATTCATACCTGTTTCAATATAACGAATGGCATACTGACCAGACAAAGTAATTGCTTCAGCAAAGTCAACAGAATACCAACGGCAGTAAGCATTTCCGATAGCGCCGTAAAGGCTGTTCAGCTGGATCTTACGAGCCATCTGCATGTTATTGTATCGGGCAATCAGATTCTTGTTTTCTTTACTTGGATTTTCTTGATACGCCTTCTTGGCTTCAATCATAAGCTTCTTATAACGCTTACGATCTTCCATCATTGTTTCAACAATCTCTGGGAACAAACCCTTCTTAGTCTTGTCCCATAGAGTACCGTTCGCAGCATAGGTCACATCGTAACCAAAACTACGATCAACATTTACATTATCAAGTAAATCATCTACGCTTGGATACGGGATCTTACCTCTATACGTTTCTGGAGACAGATTATATTGTACAATCAGAGACGGATACAGAGAAGTAACGTCAAATGATACTACCCATTCATGCAGACCAACTTGAGGATCTTTAACATACGCACCAGCATATTGGTCGTTCTTGTTTGATACCTTGAGTTGTGGAATCACAAGCTTACGATCAAGCATGTAGTTGTGAATGATGGTATCCCAAAGTCGAACAGAAGTAAACACATCTTCTAGATTGATCTTGGCGTCATACGCAATAGTAAACGCCTGATCAAGCAGGTTCATTTTCTCGTCTAGTTTATCAACGAGCTCAACGTCGCGGATGTTATACTCAATGAATTTCTGAAAGTCTCTTTTGTACAGATCGAATAGATTGTCGTATTCAGAATAATCCAACTTCTTTTCACCAATTTCGACAAAGCAGATATGGTCAAGACGGTATGACTCCTGTTGAGAATACGTGAACTTCTTGTACAGTTGTTGATAATCTAGAGTAACAATACCCATTGGAGTATAGGATTGTTGCTCACGACCGAAGATCTCAATGTTATGCTCGTTCAGAATTCTCCATGGAGAGAGAAGCTTTGCGAATTCTTCTCCAAGAACAAGACGAATTCGATTTACCAGATACGGAATATCGAAGAACTCAATGTTCCATCCAGTAATAACATCAAGGTCAAATGCTTCCCATGACTTCAGAAACTTCAGTAGAAGTTCTTCTTCGTTCTTACAACGGAAGTACATAATGCGTTCATCATTGTGTGTAAATTCGCCGCATCCAAATACATGGATTCGGTTACCACACTTCAATGTGATAGCTGTTACTTCACGGTTGGCAAGCTTAATGTCAGGGAACCCGCCTTCAGAATCAACTTCGATGTCAAGTGTACCGATGTTGATCTTTTCTTTTTCGTAGATGATTTCGCCTGGATAATAGTCGTTGATGAAAGCATAGACGAACTTGTCAAGACCATAAATCTCAAAGTTGCTTACGTCAGAATACTTCTTCAGAAAGTCTTTACCTTCTGAGATATTCTCAAACGTAATCTTTTCAACTGGTGTTCCGTCTAACGTATGGTATTCACTTTCCTTCTTGGACGGAACGAACAAGTAAGGCTCGTATTGAATTTTTCTATTGATTCTTCTTCCGTTATCGTAACCCCGAAGGTAAATGTTATTTCCCCTCTGAATTGCGCTCGTGTAAAATTTCATACTGATACTCCGTTTGTATTCAGTAACTATACCTCAAGTCTGATAAATTGTAAAGTGTTTTGTTAGTCAATAACCAGCTTTGCGCTGTTATAATACAATGTTCTTGTATTCAGTCCATTGTATCCACCATTTACATGGTAGGTAACATCTTTGATGTTGTCTGCATCAGCAAATCTATTGATGCCATTTGCATGCCAATACCACCCAGCGGAACGTGTAGCTCCTTCAGGTGTTGACAAATAAGTCTTAAGCTCATCTAATGACTTGTTGATAGCTCTTGACAATGCAGTGTAGTTGGTTCTACCTGTAATTTGAATTAGACCACGTCCTCTAAACGCCCATCCGTCACCAGATGCTTCATCACCATTTCCGCCACGCTCTGCATACGCATGATTAGCAATCTTTTCAGGATTGCGAGCGTAGTTACTTACATTATACTTGTTGAAGTGGCTTGGCCAAGTTTTCAGTAAACCATCAGCAGAGTAATTGAGATTCTCTACTGTTCTTGAAAAGAGCGCAGATTCTACACCAACCGTAGCCAAGAAAGCGCACTTACGAAGCTTGGTGTTGATCTCAAACTCAGAGAATGCATTCTCTAAGAATGGAATGTAAATACCAAAGTTAGTGCTTCTAGCCCCATAGGTCTTTTCTAGTTGGTCTACTGTCAGTGTCATTTTCTGCGATTCTCTTTCTCAATTCAGAGGAACTGAAGGAGTGGTTCCTTGATATATAT